CACGTCATCGAGCTCTGGGTCTAGCCCCTTGAGGCCGACGAGTCGCTGGGGCCAAAGCATCCGGGGTCCGCGCTCCTCATTGATGCTGCCATCGTTGTTAATTCCGGTAAGCCAGGCCCGGTGTCCCTCTTGGAGTCGAGCCCTCCAAGCACCCACAATGTATAGGTTGTGCTCAGAGTCTTCCAAAATCTCTACGGCAGCGGTGTAGTCGCTTCTTTCGCTCGAGGAAGAAGCAAGGTCGACGCCAACCCTACGAGCGCCTTCCGGCACACGATCAACACGCTGGAAATAGTCGTACCGGAAGATATTGCCGCCCATGGAGGTCACATCGTTTTGAAACTGCAGCATGAAGATCGGCGTGCCAAGCTCCTGTTTCTTCTGCTCCATATCGGCAACCGTATACATCTCCGGCCAAAGCACCTTGTCATCTTCTAGGGCCCGTCGCTGATAGTGCTGAACGCCTTTGCTAATAAGCTCCGCGTAGAAGTCGTCTTCGTGCCATCGCGTTCCGATGTACCAGCGTTTTGCCTTGGGGACAAGCATTGGGTCCACGACTTGCCAATAGGTTTCACTTGCCTTTTGTCTTTGCCCGGACGTGGCATTTTCCTTCAGTCCAACCATGTCGTCTGCAAAAAGAATGTCAAGACGGGCACCGGGTTTGATCGAACCAAGACCATCGGCAAAGCAAGTGGAGTCCTTTCCAAGGTTGGCCCCCTTCACCGTCCAGACCTCATCGGTCCACTTTGAGCCAATGACGCCATCTTGTGCCCAGGGAAATACCTCGGCAAAGAAGGGCGACTCAATGAGGGCCTTGATGGCTCGAGAACGCGCAAGGGCATCAGACATAACGGCAGTTAGCACGCCAATCCTTACTTTCCCTTTGGTCAGGCCAATCATTCGGGCGGCCCGATGGATCAACTGCGTTGTCTTGGCGTGTCCACGGGGCATGAGCACAAGCCCACGGTCGTTCTGGTCAAGGAACTGCTCCATTTCTCGCAAGTGGCGAGGGAAGACCAGGCCGCTCATATACTCGGCAAATGCCGCATCAGATGTCTGGGCCTTGACCCGAAGCCAATCCCGATAGCTGCTATTTACGCTCTTCTGCTGTTCCATCGATCACCCGTAGATTCTCCGTGACCTCATCCGCCCACATCTGCAGCCTCTTGGCCAGCTCTTCCGGGGGGAGATTATCAATTTCATGCGTGGCCTGGTTGATTTGAATAGCCATGTTTGTGGTGTTTTTAATGCTCTGAATTCCTTCGCCCATGTACGCGCCGGTCAACTTGGCAAGGCGGTCAACCACCTCAAGCTGGAGTTTTAAAAACGTCGCCTCCTCCTTTGATCCACGAGCTCGTGCAGCGCCAGCAGCTGCCATCTTTCCGATTAAGTTGACACGTTGGAGAAGCTCCATCCTGGACTGAGCGGCGTCAGGGCCTTCTTCCGACCACTGCTTACGAATGACGTAAATATGCTTGCGGACAGTTTCCGGAGACAGTTGCAATGCCGTGGCGATTTCCGGCAAAGGGACGCCCTGAAGGTGCAGTCCCTTGATCTTTTCCCGTAGAGCAGTAAGCTGCTCGGCGCCTACGCGCCCACGCTTTGCCATAAAGATAGTATACTGGCCCATATGCTACACAGCACCCACTGCTACTTCTGCGCACAAACAGAAAATCTGTTCTTGACACAAGCATGTTTGAAGTGCAAACAGGCTCAATCGTCCTGCCCGGACCACGCACTCGTCAGGGAAACTTGCTACAATTGCGGACAGCAAGAAGCTCTTGTCAGGACATGCCTGAACTGCGGGCAGGAACTTTCTGATCAAAAGTGCAAACTTGTGTGCTCATGCGGCTACTTTGCCTCATGCTCAGACTACTACTGAGGTGCAGATGAACCGAGCAAGAATTACCGGCGGAGATCTGCAACGACTCCTCGCCAAGGACTATCCAGAGTATCGCAGCGTCACGGAGGCCTGCCGCGTCGCTTCACCAGATTTTGGGCTTACGCCGGAGACCATGCGTTGCTATGCAGCTGCAGGTGTCCCAATGCGAAGCCGAGCGTACAACAAAATTAGGTCTAGGCTGATGGCTATCGATCAAGAGGAGGCAGAAGCCATGGTCACGGTCACGGTGGCGACTAAGAAGCTTTCCGAGGCTATCGACCTTCAAGTCAGGGCCTTTGAGGCTGCGGCCGCGTCGCTTCGCAAGCTCCGAGGCGATCTTAACGGGTAGAAGGCGGCTACCTTGCGGGTGGCCATGAAAAACCATAGGATTCCTTCATGAGCAATTCCACCTACGACATTGTCGCGCAACAGGGTTCCGATTATTCCGTTACCTTGACGTACAAAGATTCAAGCAACGTGGCGGTCAATTTGACTGGCTACACTGCTCGGATGCAGGTGCGAAAGGTGGCATCGTCGCCCTATGCGTACCTTACATTGACAAACTCTTCTGGGATGACACTTGGTGGGGCCGCCGGAACTGTTGCGATTAATGTGCCGGCTGCGGCTTTGGCCAGCATCCCTGCGGGATCATACGTTTACGATGTCGAGCTCGTATCAGGCAGTGGAGCTGTTGTTAAGCCAATCGTTGGGTCATTCTCCGTCTCTGCCGAGGTTACTCGATGAGTGGGGAAACTGTACAGGTATCACAGACAGTCAACTCTGTTACGGTTACCCAGGCATCCGGACCAACAGTTACAACCGCTTCTCCTGGACCTCAGGGACCCCAGGGCGTTCAAGGGCCGGCGGGGTCTGGGTTTAACTTTGTTGGGGCATTTTCTAGCGGCGGAACGTATGCTACTGCAGATATAGTGACCTATCTTGGATCGTCCTACATCTGCATTTTGGCCACCTCAGGCTCAAACCTGCCAACAAATGCCACATATTGGTCGGTTTTGGCGCAAAAAGGCGAAGCGGCAGGCTATGTTTTTACCCAGGGAGCCCCCTCGACAACCTGGACAATCGTGCACAATCTTGGGGTTTTTCCTTCTGTTACTGTCGTAGATAGCGGAGGCAGCGTTCAGATTGGCGACGTCTTGTATGTTTCTGCAAACGAGATTACCCTCACCTTCTCGGCTGCCTTTGCGGGCAAGGCATACCTTAACTAAGGAGCAACCATGGCTAACAAGTTCCTTGTATCAATTGACCTCAACAAGAACGAGCTCCAGAATGCTCGCATCCAGAACCTTGCCAGCGATCCTTCTTCTCCCGTAGCCGGTCAGGTTTACTACAATAGCGGCAGCAACGTCATCAAGTACTATACCGGCAGCGCCTGGAAGATTGTTGGCCTGATCAACGGCACGAACATCACCGGAACTGCCCCGATTACCGTTACCGACAATAATGACGGCACGGTCACCGTTTCCATCAGCGCCGCCTCCGGCTCGTCCGCAGGCTCGATGTCGTCCGCCCACTACACGCTGGTCAATAATGCAACTGATGCAAATACAGCCAGCACCATCGTTAAGCGAGATGCTTCTGGAAACTTCTCCGCTGGAACTATTACCGCTACGGCAATTGCCACGGCGTCAACCAACATCGGTACGACAAACGTAGCTCTTAACCGCTCCTCCGCTAACCTTGCCCTTACCGGCATCAGCAGCGTCACGCTTCCGGGATCAACCTCTGGCACTGCCCAGGTAACGCCTCCGGCAATTGCTGGAACCGGCACGGTTATCACGCTGCCTGGCGCAACTGGCACGCTGGCCACGCTTGCTGGTACCGAGACGCTTACTAACAAGACGCTCACTAGCCCTGTTATTTCCAGCATCAGCAATAGCGGAACACTCACGCTTCCGACAAGCACCGATACGTTGGTTGGGCGAGCAACTACGGACACGCTGACCAATAAGACGCTCACAACGCCGATCATTACCTCCATCAGCAATAGCGGTACGGTGACAATCCCATCAGGAACCGACACACTCGTTGCTCGAACCAGCACCGACACGCTGACAAACAAGACCCTGACCAGCCCGGTCATCGGGACCATCGTCAATGGTGGTTACAACCTTACCGTTCCTTCAACGTCAAGCGACACGTTGGTTGCCCGCACCACCACGGATACACTTACCAACAAGACCCTTACCCTTCCAACCATTGGCAGCGGTGGAGCTGCATTCAACGGCTCGACTTCGGGGGCATTGACCCTTAAGGCAACGGCCATTGCTGGATCTGCCGTTGTAACCATTCCGGCAACAACCGGTACGCTGATCACCGATGCTGACACCGGAACCGTGACCAGCACGATGATTGCCGACGGCACCATCGTCAACGGGGACATCAATTCCGCTGCGGCAATCGCCGACACCAAGCTTGCGACAATTAGCACTGCTGGTAAGGTCTCGAATTCGGCCACTACCGCCACCAGCGCCAATACGGTAAGCGCCATCGTTGCGCGCGACGGCAGCGGAAACTTTACCGCCGGCACGATCAGCGCAACCATGGTGTCGATCAGCGGAACGACCACCAACTCCACCGACGTTGCTACCAAGTCGTACGTTGACAACGTTACAGCTGGTATCAATACGCACGGTCAGGTTGTTGTTGCTTCGACAACGAGCATTTCAGGCACGTACTCTGCCGGAACGTCCGACCAGAGCGGCGGCACGGGTATCGGCGCGACATTCACCGCGTCTGCCAATGGTGCAATCTCGCTTGATGGCATCTCGCCGGTCCTTAATGACCGCGTGCTCCTCAAGGATCAGAACAGTCAGACGCAGAACGGTATCTATACCGTCACGACGGTTGGTACGGGCGGAACGCCATTTGTCCTTACCCGCGCCACCGATGCCAACAACAGCGTTGCTGCTCAGGTCAAGGCTGGAGACTTCGTCTACATCTATAGCGGTACTGCAAACGGCGGCCAGGGATGGGTGATGAACTCAGCCGGTACGGCTACCGGTGGGGCCATCAAGCTTGGTACCGATAACCTCAACTGGGTACAGTTCTCCGGTGTCTCGGCGACCACCGCCGGTAATGGTCTTGTTAAGAACGGCACAAACGTTCTTGACGTTGGAACGGCCAGCGCTTCTCGCATTGTTGTCAACAGCGACAACATCGACCTCGCCACGGTTGCGCAGAGCAATGGCTCTGGTAGCGCGGGCATCAACTTTGCGCAAAGCGTTTCGGTTGATAGCTATGGTCGTGTCACTGGTGTCACCAGCGCTGATGTCCGAACCGGTTCAACCAGCCAAACCGGTATCCTTTCGCTGACCGACTCGACGAGCAGCACCAGCACGACAACTGCTGCCACGCCGGCCAGCGTCAAGAGCGCTTATGATCTCGCCAATGCGGCGGTTCCAAAGTCGACGGTTACCACTAAGGGCGACCTTATCGTTGCCTCTGGCAGCGCTGCGGTTGCTCGATTGGGTGTCGGTACGGACGGCTATGTCCTTACGGCAGATGCTGCTTCTACCAACGGCGTCAAGTGGTCTTCTGCCACGGGAACGATTGCTCGCGCAACCGGCACCATCGGCGACGGCACCAATACTTCTTACACCATTAGCCACGGCCTTGGAAACGTGTGGCCAACGGTTGCTCTTTACACGGTTGCAGACGGTAGTCAAGTATTCCCTGACGTTACGGTCAGCGTGTCAGCAGGCAGCCCTACGGGCAGCGTGGTGATCTCGTTTGCCACAGCTCCAACAAGCAACCAGTACCGATACGTCATCCTCGGCTAAAATCCTCTATACTGAGGGCCTATGCCAAAGTTTATCGGCGATCTCGATACGGTTGACCTTAGCTCCGACCCGTCAGCCTCGACGGGCGTGGTGTATTT